TTTAACTTCATGGACACATCTTTTAAAGTATTGTGAAAAGAACAACATAGAATATGAGTTGAGCAATGGATACACTTCTATAGTTCATTTAGCTAGATATTCTTGTTTAGGTATAAACCCTGAAACAAAATGCAATCCTTGTAAAAATCCATGGGCAGGTGAACATGAGTATGATTATATAATGTGGATTGATTCTGATATGGTATTTAATCCTGTACATTTTCAAAAACTATTAGATGCAAAAAAACAAGTTATAACAGGCTTGTATAGAATAGAAAACTCTAATGTTTACGGCTGTTATGATCTTAATAATAAAAGAATAGATGTAGATTATATACAAAATAAATCAGGCATTATAGAGGTTTCTTTTGCAGCTATGGGTTTTATGCTTATAAAGTGTGGTGTATATGAGGAAATGCAGTTTCCTTACTTCAGTGTGCCAGGAGAGAGTGGTATGTTGTCTGAAACCTTAAGTTTTTGTCACAACCTATCCAAAGCAGACATACCAATACACGCACACTTAGATGTAGTTGTAGGACATGAAAAGCCTATGATAATATAAATAATTATTAGTATATTTGTAAAAAATATTAGTTATGGCATTACAAGGTAGTTATACATTTAAAGGAATAGTTTTATCAGAAGCTTATTGTATGGTAGATAATTTAACATATAATAAAAATTATAATGTTAGTCAAAATCAAGTTTCAGCTGCTACATACAATGCTGACGGTAGTATAGAAAATGAAGCTGTATATGAAAATGTTTATACACCTGTTTTAAACGCTAGTTTTAGTGTTAAAATCTATAAAGACTCATCAACAAAAACATCAAACCCTTATGATGTGGTAGTTGCAAGTGGATATAGCTTTACGCCTACTTTAGCTGATGATGCCGATAACTTTGTAGCACAAGCTTATGCTTATTTAAAAACTCTAGATGAGTTTGATGGGTATACAGATGTATAAATAAATAATAATTAAATTAAATAAAATGGCGGAAAACAAAATCTCTCAAGAACACCTTGAAGAACTTCAAGATAGTGTTTCGAAAATCAATCAAGTAGCTTTAGAAATAGGTAACATAGAACTTAGAAAACATACTCTATTGCACCAAGGTGTAGAGTTACAAGGTGATTTACAAAAATTTCAAGTAAAGCTCGAGGATAAATACGGAAAGGTATCTATCAATATTCAAGACGGATCATTCAAGTCTATTGAAGAAGAAAAATCTTCTGAATAAAAGTTATGGAAATCAGAAAGATATCTATAGGCGCAGATTATAAGTCTAGCGCAATGCATTACATTGTAGGGCAAGATGTCTTAAATGGTTCCCACACTATTCATCTGATTGATTATAAAAAAGAAACCGAATCTTTTGTGGTTTACATACAAAAAGAAGATGAAGTTTTTCCTTGGAAAGAGTTTAATAAAAACATACCTGTATCTATAGAGTATAACATAAACTTCTAATGAAGTCTCCTTATTATTTCCTTATAAAACCAAAAGGCACTAAGTATAATAATGAGATAGAAATAGCAGGTCAAAAGATTATAATAAATTCAACAGTAGAAAGCCATATGCATGTCAATAGATTTGCAGAGGTTTTAGCTTGCCCTTACACTTACAAAGGAGATATAAAAAAAGGTGATACTCTAATTGTTCATCATAATGTGTTTAGGATATATTATGACATGAAGGGTAACCCTAAAAAGTCTCCTAATTATTTCAAAAACGATATTTATTTTATAGACCCATATCAGTTTTATTTATATCATGACGGATGTAAATGGAACTCTGTAGGTGACTATTGTTTTATAAAACCTATAGATAAAGAAAATTCGTATCTTTATGAAGAGGGATTTGAAACACATGCAGGTGTTGTAAAGTATTCTAATAAATCATTAGAAAGTCTTGGGGTGTATGAAGGAGATAAAGTAAACTTTACAAAAGACAGTGAGTATGAGTTTGAAATTAATGATGAGGTATTGTATAGGATGAGGACTATAGATATTTGTACGATTTTAAATTAAATATAATATGACTGCAGAAGAAAGAAAAAAAAGACCTGTTTTTACAGGTGTTCTTAAATATTTTCCTGATGCTATAAAAGAAGTTGCTAGAGTGTCATTAAAAGGAAATGAACAACATCATCCAGACAAACCTTTACATTGGGATAGAAGTAAAAGTACAGATGAATTAGATGCATTAGCTAGACATTTAATAGATGCTGGAACTATAGATGATGATGGGATTCGTCATAGTGCAAAAATCGCATGGCGCGCACTCGCTAACTTGCAAAAAGAATTAGAAAGGGATAATAAAAAATGGTTTAAAGAACAGTATAACAGAAACAGAGATCCAAAAGACCATATAAAATGAAGGATATTAATGAAATAAAGAAAAGGATTATTGAAGCTGGGCATGAAGCTGTAAAACAGTTAATTAAGGTAGCTGAAGAAGAAATTATAAAACCTGACCCAGAAGATGAGTTAGCGGCAGACAGATTAAAAAATGCAGCAGCTACTAAAAAGCTAGCAATATTTGATGCTTTTGAAATACTTTCACGAATAGAAGAAGAAAAAAATTATTTAGAAAATAAACCTGTTGACAAAGAGGTAAAAACATTTAAAGGATTTGCAGAAAGAAGATCTAGATGAGCTACGAACAAACATTGTATGGTGTTATAACCCCCATTGATAAAAAGACTATTGCAAAAAACAATAAGCTTAAGAAATGGAAATATGGATATAATAAAGAACATGATATTGTAGTAATAAGTAAAACAGGAGAAATAGGAGAAATATATAAAATCCAAAACTTAGAAATAGCATTACCTAAAGCACGAAAGGTATATAAAGGGGAAAATAAGTGGATGCCTTTTGATTACCCAAAAGAACTAAGTAAAATAAAAAGTATCTTTGATTGGAGAGGTTTACCAGATGATTTTAAAAACAAATGGCATGATTACATTGATGAAGAGTTTCAAAGACGTGAAGAAGGTTTTTGGTTTAAGAATAAAGGCGTTGACACTTATATTACTGGGACTCACTATATGTACTTGCAGTGGACCAAGATTGATGTTGGGAAGCCAGAGTATAGGGAAGCAAATAGACTCTTCTTTATCTTTTGGGAAGCTTGTAAAGCCGATTCCAGATCTTATGGAATGTGTTATCTTAAAAACCGTAGATCAGGATTCTCGTTTATGGCCTCAGGAGAGGTGGTTAATTCAGCAACAATTAGTTCCGATTCACGGTTTGGAATATTGTCCAAATCTGGGGCAGATGCCAAGAAAATGTTCACCGATAAGGTTGTACCAATATCAATCAATTATCCGTTCTTTTTTAAACCGATACAAGACGGAATGGATCGTCCCAAAACAGAGTTGGCATATAGAGTACCAGCCTCCAAATTCACAAGGAGGAAAATTACGAGTAATGAACAAATCGAAGAAATTAGTGGACTCGATACAACTATAGACTGGAAGAATACTGGAGATAACTCATACGATGGTGAAAAGCTTGCTTTATTAATACATGATGAAGCAGGTAAATGGGAAAAGCCAGAAAATATATTAAATAACTGGAGAGTTACTAAAACTACATTAAGATTAGGTTCTAGAATTATTGGCAAATGTATGATGGGTTCTACTTCAAACTCACTAGATAAAGGAGGAGAAAATTTTAAAAAACTCTACAATAATTCAGATGTAACACAAAGAAATAAAAACGGACAAACACAATCAGGACTATATAGCTTATTTATTCCTATGGAATGGAACTTTGAAGGATTTATAGATGAGTATGGACAACCTGTTTTTGAAACACCGCAAAAAGAGGTTTTAGACCCTTATGGAGATGTTATTGATATAGGGGTATTAGATCATTGGGATAATGAAGTAGAAGGTCTTAAAAAAGACCCAGACGCATTAAATGAATTTTATAGACAGTTTCCTAGAACAGAATCACATGCTTTTAGAGATGAATCGAAAAATACTATATTTAATTTAAGTAAGATATATGAACAGATAGATTACAATGATTCTCTAGCTATTAAAAGCAATATATACAGAGGTAACTTTCATTGGAAAAATGGGCAAAGAGACACTGATGTAGTGTGGGCCCCAGATAACAAAGGAAGGTTTTTTGTTTCATGGATTCCAGGTACAGGTATAATGAATAACGTTATAAAAAAAGGCAATGTAAAACTTCCCGGTAATATACATATGGGTTCTTTTGGATGTGACTCTTACGATATATCTGGAACAGTGGGTGGTGGAGGTTCTAAAGGAGCTTTACATGGTATGACTAAGTTTCATATGGATGATGGCCCTACTAACGCTTTCTTTTTAGAATATATATCAAGACCTCCTACAGCAGAAATATTTTATGAAGATGTTTTAATGGCATTACATTTTTATGGTATGCCTGTTTTAGTTGAAAATAATAAACCAAGACTTTTGTATTACTTAAAAGAAAGAGGATATAGAAAGTTTTCTATAAACAGACCTGATAAACATAAAAACAATTTATCAAAAGCAGAAAGAGAATTAGGCGGTATACCTTCATCTCAATCTGTTATTTCTGTTCACGCTGAAGCTATAGAACATTATATTGAGAATCATGTTGGTATAGTTACTAACACTAATAGTATAGATTATGGAGCTTGTGGAAATATGTTTTTTAACAGAACATTATTAGATTGGGCAAACTATGATATTAACAATAGAACCAGATATGATGCAACTGTAAGTTCAGGATTTGCAATTTTGGCAAACCAAAGTAAGCAAAATATCAATAAGGAAAAATATAATCAAATAAATATTAACTTTGCAAGATATAGCAATAAAGGTTTTGTTAGCCAAATTATTAAGTAAATATGATAAATAAGCCATCGTTCAATTCAAACAGTGGATTTCCTAATCAATTCGCACCTGACATAGAAAAATCTAGTTTAGAATATGGGCTTCGTGTAGGTAGAGCTATAGAATCAGAATGGTTCTCTAGAGATTACGGTAGTTCTCTTTATGGAGAAATTAGATCAGAGTTTTTAACAAGAAGATTATATGCAAGAGGAGAACAGCCTGTTGAAAAATATAAGAACGAATTAGCAATAAACG